GCCGGTGATCGAACCGCCAGTGGCGGTAATGGTCAGCCCGCTGCCAGCCACAATGGGGGCAATCGAGTTACCGGTAAGACGAACATTACCAACAGAAACAGAGGCATTCCCGACATTCAGTGCGGTAGCAACACCGTCACCAGTCCTGACTGCCTTCTCGGTAGCGGCCACACCGCCATCAAGATGCAGAAGCTGCCCGTACGTATCGCGTACCTTGGAGCCTGTAAGTGATGTCGGCATGTATCCCTCTTGAATAAGAAGGTAGGGGGCCGGGGCCCCCTACTGTTATCTTAGACTGTCGCGCTGAACGGCGTAACTTCAACGCCCGTACCGATGATGTTACCATGCACCGCATACAGGTTGGTCGCAACGTCGATCAGGGTTAGGATACCGCCAGCGATGCCGCCAGAAGTAGTGCCGTTCATCGTGATCGTATCGCTAGCCGCAACCGTGCTAAACTCAGTACCCGTACCAGCAGCCTGATCAGTCACATAGATCGAACCAGACATCACGTCGGTGTTATCAGCCACCTTGATGATGTTATTGTTCGACGTGACAGTCGTCCCCGTGGTAAACCGGAAAACAGCACCCGAACCGGTTGCAGCCGGAAGGGTAGCCGTAACGCCAGCCGCACGGTTCAGAACGACGACCTTCTGATCGTGCGCTGCAACCGTAACGGCCAGAGTAGCATCGGCAGCGGCGACAAGCCGTGTCGATGTATCGGCAGCAGCATTGATTTCAGCAGCCGTAGCAGCAAGAGCAACGCCACCGATAGACGGTGTGACGAGGTTCAAGCTATATGCCGTACCCCCATTAAGAGTAGGGTTGTCCTGTGCAATACCGGTGTAAACACCCATGAGTTCTCTCCTATGAAAGGAGGGGGCTTACGCCCCCGCCATTACGTTACGTTGGGGATCGAACCGGGGTTGGCCATGACATCAACCACGATGATGGACAGAAGCACCTTGGCCACATCCATGCTGTTCGAGTTGACGGTCATCACCACGGCAGTGTCAGCGGTCAGGGCCGAAGCCGTCGTACCAGCGACAATGGTGCCCACCGTGGTGTTGCAGTCAAAGTCGTTGGCAAACAGCGTGAGCGAACCCGTCACACCAAGGTCGATGGTGGCAGCGGCACCTTCCGCCTTCAGCAGCTTAACCATGCCGCCGATGATGTGGGTGCCCTTCGGCAGGGTCGCCAGCACGAGCGTATCGGTAGAAGCCAGTGCGGTAGCACCAGCAGCCGTACGCGCGGCAGCGATCTTGGCGAAGTCAATAGTGTACTCCATCACATTGAAGTGGTTGGTGTACGAGGAGGCAAGGGCGACAGAACCCTTATTGATGCCGAGGCTGTCAGTATAAGCAACCATTGCTCAGGTCTCCTTAGAACTGGACGACAGCAGTCGAAAGAGCTTCCGGCTTGACGACCTTATAGCCGTAAACCTGAAGACCACGAATGATGTCACCGAAAGTGCTTTCCGAACGAATGGTTTCCATCTCCGTCATCTGCGATGCGAAGGTGAGGCCCATCTTCGTACCAGCGATGATGCTGAACTTGCCCGAAGACACGTTGAGATTGTGGCTGACATAGACCGTGAAACGGTCAATCATACCAAGGCGACCATTACGCATGATCGACTGGCTGTCACCGGCCAGCGAGGCATCCTTGAGTTCGGACTTCTTGATGAGACCAGCCATGCGGGCCGGGATCACGAGGAAGCGACCGCTCTCAGGGCAGTTGTTCTCATCGAGCACAGTACCCATGTCAACGATCAGATCGGTCACCGGGGTCGTCGCACCAGCACCATCCTTGGTGACAGTGAGAGGAGCCACGGAAGTACCGAGGTTGAACGCAGCAGAGATACGACCAGCGGTCGCACCCTTGTTCGCGGCAGCGATGTCGGGCAGGATGTCGGTCAGAACGCGCTGGTCGATCTTGATCTTCATCTGCTCGGACGCGTCCTTGGACCACATGTCCATGAGGTTCACGTCAGACTGCACCTTGTCGATGTCGTCTTCGACGCAAGCGAAATACTCGCCCTTGTCAATGAGAAGCTGCAGCTTCGGCTTGTCGGGGTTCTCCACGACAAGGTTCTGACCCTTGACGTAATCACGGATCGTGATGTTGGGCTGCGTACGGATGTTGACCGTATCGCCCTGACCCTTGATTTCGCCTTCGTAGTCCGTGTTAGAAATAGCCGCGAGAACAGTGGCATCGTAGAAGTTCTCGATCAGCTTGCCCGACCAGATTTCCGGAATGAAGTTGCCGGAATAATTCGGGCGTCCGGGTGCGACAGGAAACGCCATTTAAGTGCTCCGTTTAACCATTAGCGACAATGCGATTTTCCCGCTGTGCGGAGAAGATATCGCGTTCAATACGGTCGCGCTCGGTCTCACGGCCTTTGTAAACACCCTTGCGTACGTCATCGAAGAACTTTGAAATCTCCGAAGGCGAGTACGTTTTGGGTTTGTCACCAACGGGTGCAGCCGCGTTGCGGCTACGTCCGGGGGCGACCTGTTTCTCTAGCTGAGACTTTGCAGCGTCCCGAGGTTCTTGAGCAATGCTGTGGCCTGTATTCCCCTGCCATGCAGAGAAGAACGCAGCAACACGACGAGCATCCAGACTACGCTGGGCATTCTCAAGGTGAGACTGGCGGGTAACACCCGTCAGCGGATCGACCTCAAGGAGCCAAGAGTGAAAGTCCTTGCTCTGGTTGATATCTCGCCAGTTCGGAACAACCGCTGACAGATCAGCCCAGAATGACTGCTCGACCGACTGAGCCTGTCGCTGTGCGACCTGCTCGACACGCGGAACAACGCTTACCTGAAGATTACGCAGGGTATTCTCCAGATCAGCGATCTTCTGCTGGTAGTATGATGTCTCTTCCTTGGTCACGCGGCGCATGACTTCGATAGAGTCCCCATACTCCTCAATATCTTTATCGGTGATGAGCTTAGACTGGGCAGGCGCTGCCTGTGCAGATTGGGTCGAAAGGGACGAAAGCAGCTTTTCAAGCTGTTCAACCCGTGCAGTGAGTTCCTGCTTTTCCCCCCGAAGTCGGGCGGTGTCAGCATTATACATACCCTGAAGGGTGCGATAACGCTGCTCAGCAGTATCGTCTGCGGTGGTAGCCGGTCGTCCTTGCTCGTTAGACGCGGCTTCAGGTGCAGTCTTACTAGCACCGTTGGCTTCTTCAAGTGTAGTTTCGGGCGCGCCCGTGCCTTCCTGCTGGTCAGCAGGCGGCTGTTCGTCGGCGTGCATTTCGGCGTACAACTTGGTGATAGCCTCGGACTGCTTACGTAACTGCTCGGGTAGGGCCATTACAAACGCTCCTCTCGGTATGCGTGCCAGTGTCTACCGCTATCGTTTCTTCGATTGTGCGGTCAAATCACGAGAATTATTAACAAGTTTGCACAACTCTGTCAATACTTGGCACCTGCCTTGGGCTGTAGCGACAACCGTGGCAGATACATTGGGTAATTGCTCAAGTTCATGCTGCCGCCACTCGTTCAGCCACTTCGCTACCTCTGGGTAGTGAGAAGCTACGCGGGCCAGCATTTCAACCAGCTCTGGTTGCGGACGTATCATCGACCAGTCTGCTGATTAGAAACGATATTCGTGCCGCCAGCGGGAGTACCGCCAACGTCCATATTCTGCGCAGCGGGGGCCTGACCCGGAGGTTGGGCCTGCATAGACAGTGCAGCTTGCTGCTCCATGGCACGTTTCTTGGTAGCCAAGTTTTCACGCGACGGAACGATCTCATCAACCGGCATCTGCAGTCCCTTGGCAATTTCGCGCAGGATGGCAGCGCGCCCATCCGGACCCATGATACCCATGTCAATCTCGTTTGCCGTGGCATTCAGGAACTCAACACGACGGACGTTCGTGGTTTCCTTAACGGCAAGATTGACAGCACCGCGCGGCACGACCTGCGCGTCACCCTTGATGCTCTCGTCATCATCATAACGCATGTTGTAAACAAACTGCCGCTGGATGATCGGCTTCACGACATCGTGGTCAATATGCATGACGACCTGTCGGATACCCTTACCAGCGGAGCCCATCAGCATGGACAGACCAGACGCGGTACGACCAGCGCCCTGCACATCGGTGTCTCCGTAGATATACGAAGGAATACCGGAGTGGTCATCAGCCAAGCGGCTGAACCGCTCATAGACAGCCATCAGGGTAGACGAGTTGTCATTCGGCTGGTTGAACCGGACAGCGGGTGCGGAAGAACCGAGCGGGTCATTAAGAACCTGCCAGATTTTCCACGGGTGCATCTGAGTAATGTCCTCGTTCGGCGGGACGCGCTCAAGGTTTATTTCGACCTGCGGGCCGGACGCGATGCCCATGTTGTTAACCAATGCGCGGGCAGCCGCGTTGCAGATGTTCTGGAGGTCTTCGATGATCTCAGGGATAGCACGGCCCCAGAACGACCCCGGCGTCTTGATGAACGAAGTCTTGGCGTAAGGCTTCTCGCCCAGCGGGTCGTAGTTCAGCACCGCCTTGATTACCAAAGTGCCAACCATCCAGACGTTTGCATCGTATTCCTTGGCTTCGTCAGGCACCTCGGCTTCCGTCATGCCCCATTCACGGAGCATCTTACCGGACACCTTGCCCCAGAACTCCAGTGCGTCGAACACATCGGTCGGGCGCATTTCAGTGTAGAACTTGCGTTCCTCTTCCTCACGAGCGTATTCGGTCGACTCGAAAACAAACGCGGCCTCAGGCCCATTATCCAGTGCCTGACGAATAGCTTGGTCATCGTAGCCCGGAACGCCAATCAGATCAGCCAGAGCCTGCCGGGGAAGTTCGTGATGCTCGAACAGATAGCCGTCGTTGATCCGGGTAATGCCCGGTTCGATATAGATATTGAACGGGCTGACACGCTCAAACTCGGGAGCGATACGCTCACCCTGTTCCACGGCGGTGCGCCCGTTAGGATCAGATATCCACTTCAGAAAACGCTGG